GATGAACTTTCTAAAAAGACATTGGGTTCTTATGTGAAGAAGGCATCTACTAGTAAGTCTGATGCAGCGATGGCTTTGCAGAGATCAACTAGTAAGCCTGGTGGTCAAACCCGTGGTGATGTTAATAAGCACGTAGGCAAGATGATAAAACGAGATAAGGGTATTGGAAAGGCAGTCGATAAATTAACAAAATGATAAACGAAGTCTCCCCGCCAGGGTGGGGACACACCAAGGCAGAAAAGGAAAAGTCAAAGCCTAATAAGCCGAAGTCAAAGATAGGTGGCACTGCTGATGCGATGAAGCAGGCACAGAAACGTGGAGATATTCCAAAGAACATGAATATCTTTGCGTTAATGTGGTCGATGAAGAACAAGGGGGATAAACCTCATTATAAACCAGGGGTAAAAGATGTGTTAAAGAAAAAATATCAAAAAGAAGAAAAGGCAGATGAGAAACCTTATCCACCTACACGTTTGTTTAAGAATGTGCCTAATTCTGTAGTGAAGAAGGCCAATAAGGAGGCTGACAAAGTGAAACGAGAACAAGAAAAAGCTGTATTAGGTGAGCCACCTAAAAACGGACCATCTGGAGCTAGTATGCACAGCAAAGATAATGTCTATGAAGATGAAAAGGTAGATATGGTTAGTCTTGTGCAACAGGCTATCAATGAACTTACACCAGATCAAAAAAAGAAAAGAGAGGCGAGTAGATCCCACAGTACGTTGGGTAAAGGTAGACGTTTACATGGTGGTCGTTCTGCTGCACACCCCAAAGGTGCAATGGTATCTGGTAAAACTCATACCTATGATAAACCTGCGGGCACTCCCAAGAAGCCAGGCCGACAAAAGATAGTTGCTACACCAGTAAAGAAAGAAGAAGTGGAAAATGAAGGATGGGGTGCAGTAGCTAAATTTGCTGACAGTCAAGCCGCTGCTGCGAAAAAGAAAAAAGAAACGGCCGCTAATAAAAAAGTATCATCTTGGGCGAAAGGCCGCAAAGAAGAAGTAACCCATTTCGGAGATATACTCCGTCAAGCAATCGAAGAAGCCAAAAAAGTTGATGCAATAAAAGAGATTAATAAGATTGTAAAGACTAAGACTATGGGTAAACTACATGGTCAGAAAGTAGATTTGTTTACTGCCTCTGCTATACAGCAAGTTTATAAGGCAATAAACCATAAGAACAAAGAGAAGATGAATAGTGTGATGAGTAAAGACATTCACGGACTGCTAAAGATGGCAGACTTTTCTATGAGTAAAATGAAACGATAGATTGAGGATTTGTTATGATTCAGATTGTTATTATATTAGTGATACTATTGGGTGGTGGTGGCTTTGGTGCTTGGACTTATATGCAAAAGTTACAGGCAGATAACCAGATACTACAGATAAACCAAGAAGTACTAAAAGAAAATGAGTTGAAATTAAATGATGCGATAGCTGAACAACAGGCTGTTATTGCCGCAAAGGAAAAACAAGCAGAGGATATTCAAGCAGCTAATAATGCTTTACGAGTTGAAACTGACCGACTAGCCAAAGAGAAGGGCAACCTTGCCAAGAAATTGGGTAGACATGAGTTAGATATTCTCGCTGCAAATAAACCAGGACTAGTAGGTAAGATAATCAACAAGGCATCTGATGCTGCCTTGAGATGCTTTGAACTACTGACTGGTTCTCCACATACAGAGGACGAATTAAAAGCCAATAAGAAGTCACAGTTAAACTCCGAGTGTCCAACCCTTGCCAACCCTAATTATAAGTCGGAGGAAAATTCGTAATGAAAAAAGTGATTATATTATTGCCACTATTGGCTTTGTTCCTTGTTGGTTGTGCTGGTACTAAAGTACAACCAGAACCTAAAGTTGTAATTCAAAAAGTAATAGAGAAAAAACTCCCACTAAATATTGCAGACCCAGAACCATTGGAGCTGCAACATATAAAGTGGGTCATTGTAACCAGAGATAACATTGAAGAAGTATGGGCTGAGATAGCCGCAGACAATGAAGGTGTTGCTCTGTTTGCATTACGTCATGGTGATTATGAAAGGTTAGCTCTAAATATAGCTGACATTCGAGCAGTCATTGGTGAATATGTCATTATACTAAAACGATATAGACAATATTACGAGGAAGAATAAATGGACTATATAAAGAAGATTGTTGGAGAGAGAACATCTCTCGACGGCACAGTACTGATAGGTATTGGTGTAGTATGTTTGTTATTTTCACCACTAGTTAAGTGGGCAGCGTGGGGTGCAATAGCCTACGGGGCATGGACACTCCTTATGAAGGAGAAGGGAGAATAAAAGATGGCTAAAGTATGGTCTGGTAAACTTGATTGCACCTTTCATGGTAAGATGCACTGGGAACTTAATAAAGAGATGTGGTTTCTTTCTGAAGCCGCTCATCAGCATTTTCACCATTGGAAAAAGATGGGTGTAAAAATAACACAGAACATTAAACGTAATGGACCTGCTTCAACTAAGGCTAAAGTGTATGCGCCGGCAGGTTATGATACAGACCTAGCATCTATTCCCCGAGCAGGATGGGCTCTTGTTGCACCATGGGATGTAGCAAGAGCTGCTATCATACATGATGTATTGTATGGTGCATTGCGTGATGCATTACAGAATGAAACACATGGTGTAAAGTTAGTAAATGAAATGAGAGCGGCAGCTGATCGTGTGTTTCTGGAAGGAATGCAAGCAGCTGAACCTAAAGTTGCAACGTGGAAAGCCAAACCTTGTTACTGGTCAGTTAGACCTTTTGGGAGATTTGCCATCCGTAAGACGGGTATGGCTCAAACTTAATGGGTATTTTGTTTTGGATGTTACTTCGTACAATCCTTTTCAGTATGATTGGTAACTCCTTTTATAAATGGTTCGCAGGAACTACTTGGGGTATCTGGTTTGATATGAAGATGAAAAGTATCTTAGATAAAGTTACACACAAAGAAGAAAAAGCCTTACTGAAAAAACCATTGAAAGTAAAGAAGGAATAAGTATTGATTTTATAATGTACCTGTGATATAATGTATAGATGTCTAGTTATATTGACTTAAAATATATTATGATGTTGTCTCCTCGTCTTGATAAGTTCAAGAAGGTGAGGGATAATCTTTTTAATTTCCGTTGTCCTTATTGTGGTGACTCACAGAAGTCCCGGAGTAAGGCCCGTGGCTATTTCTATAGGAAGAAGAATGATTTTTTCTTTAGGTGTCATAACTGTGCCAAGGGAACCACCTTTGGAAAAGTATTAGAGTATGTAGATGCAGAAACATATAAACAATATGCTATGGAACGATGGCGTGGAGATGCACCAAATACTAAAGAGCCAGAGTTTAATTTTACAGCACCAAAATTTAAAAAGAAAGATCCTAAACTCGAAAGTCTAACTCCTATAAATAAACTTAACACTGACCATCCAGCTAGACAGTTTGTAGAGTCAAGACAAATCCCCGAGGAGTTTTATAGTGATCTATACTTGTGTTCTAAATTTTTTGAGTGGGCGAAAATTGGAACACTGGTACCTAGGCGACAAGACCATCCCCGATTGGTTATACCATTTCGTGATGAGACAGGTGAAGTGTTCGCTGCACAAGGGCGAGCATTCGGTAAAGAAACTCCGAAGTATCTTACAGTAAAATTTCAGGACAAGCCAAAGATTTTTGGCTTGGATAGGGCAGATTTGTCTCGGAAGATCCATGTAGTAGAGGGCCCGATTGATTCTCTATTTGTGGATAATTGTTTGGCTATGGCCGGTGCTGATTTTGGTAGTCTTCCCGAAGATGCCACTATAATATTAGACAACGAACCGAGGTCGAAAGAGATTATAAGAAGAATGGAAAATTTAATTAAAAATAATTATGAACTTGTGATTTGGCCAGACTCCATTCCTCATAAAGATATCAATGATATGATACTCGCTGGTAGGACCAGTGAAGATGTACAAGAATTAATAAAACAAAATACCTATAATGGGTTGCAAGCCACTGCTAGGCTTTCAGCCTGGAAAAGAATATAAGGAGAATAGCAATGGGGCTACCTACACCGTACCAGGAGTACATACATTTATCAAGATACTCTAGATATGATTATGAAAAAGACAGACGAGAGACATGGGAAGAAACAGTAGATAGATATTTTGATTTCTTTAAGCCGCACTTAAAGGAAATGTGTGATTTTAATTTTACGGATAAGATCGTAGAGCCTATTAAAAAAGCTATAATAGATTTAGAAGTAATGCCCTCGATGCGTTGCTTAATGACAGCCGGCGATGCATTAAAAAGAGAGAATGTTTGTGGGTATAATTGCTCATACATTGCAGTAGATAGTCTTAGATCCTTTGATGAAATGCTGTATGTTCTAATGAATGGTACAGGTGTAGGGTTTAGCGTAGAACGTCAGTATGTAAATAAACTTCCAATGATTAATGAGGAATTTTTTGATACTGATACAGTTATTATTGTGTCTGATTCTAAACTGGGTTGGGCCAAAGCTTTAAAAGAACTTATCTTTTTACTAGCTGCTGGACAAATACCAAAATGGAATTTGTCTAGAGTAAGACCTGCAGGAGCTCCCTTAAAAACTTTTGGTGGGCGTGCATCAGGACCAGAACCTTTAGAAGATTTGTTTCATTTTTGTGTGAACATATTTAAAGATGCAGCAGGAAGAAAACTTACATCATTAGAGTGCCATGATATCTGTTGTAAGATTGCAGAAGTGGTAGTGGTGGGTGGTGTTCGTCGTTCTGCATTGATAAGCTTATCTAATACATCTGATGACCGTATGCGTCATGCAAAGTCAGGCCGTTGGTGGGAGTCTAATGTACAACGTGCATTGGCTAATAATTCAGCTGCTTATACTGAGAAGCCTGACATGGGTATCTTCATGGAAGAATGGAAATCCTTGTATGAGTCCAAGTCAGGTGAACGTGGTATATTTAATAGACAAGCCGCAAAGACACAGGCTGCTAGAAATGGTAGACGAGATACTGAATATGAGTTTGGGACCAACCCTTGTTCGGAAATAATCCTCCGTGACAGAGAGTTCTGTAATCTTTCGGAGGTAGTAGTACGAGAAGATGATACAGTTGAAACACTAAAAGAAAAAGTTAAACTTGCAACGATCATTGGTACTATACAATCTACACTTACTAACTTTCGTTATTTGAATAGAAAGTGGGAAGAGAATTGTGCTGAAGAAAGACTCCTAGGTGTATCACTTACAGGTATCATGGATAATATGATTACTAGTAATAGGAGACTTAATCCTGGTTTGCCAGAAGTATTAAAGTCTCTTAAACAAGTAGCTGTAGATACTAATGCACAGTGGGCAAAGAAACTTGGTATACCACAGTCGGTTGCTATTACTTGTGTTAAGCCGTCGGGTACAGTGAGTCAGTTGGTAGACAGTGCAAGTGGTATTCATGCACGGCACAATCCACATTATGTTAGGACTGTTCGTGCAGACAAGAAAGATCCATTAGCAAAGATGATGCATGACCAAGGCTTCCCATGCGAAGATGATGTGACTAAACCAGATCATACATGGGTGTTTAGTTTTCCTGTGAAGGGTCCAAAGAATGGTATATATAGAAAAGATATGGCGGCAGTTGAACAGTTAGAACTATGGAAAATCTACCAAGAAAATTGGTGTGAACACAAGCCCTCTATTACAGTATCAGTAAAAGAAAATGAGTGGATGAGTGTTGGTGCATGGACATATGAAAACTTTGATATGATGTCAGGAGTATCTTTCTTACCATTTGCCGACCATAGTTATAGACAAGCACCGTATCAAGATTGTAGTAAACAGGAGTATGAAAATTTGTTAAAGCAAATACCTGAAGATATAGATTGGTCAAAGCTAGCGGAGTATGAAGAAAAAGATATGACACATGGTAGTCAAGAGTTAGCCTGTAGTGCTGAAGGTGGTTGTGAAATAGTGGACCTGGTTGCCGTGTAACATGGAAGATACAAGGCAGTTGTTTGAATGTGAAAACTGTGGGGCAGAGTATACTTTACAGACCGATATGGATATGAAGGCAGAGTTTTGTCCGTTTTGTAGTGAACCTATTGACGAAATTGATTGGGAATTTGATGATGAAAACACAAAGCAGGAAAGCGAAGGGACGTAGATTACAACAACAGTTTAGAGAACTGTTGATTGAAAAGTTAGACATAGACCCAGAAGATATAGAGTCAAGGTCTATGGGTGCCGGTGGTGAAGATTTGATTATGTCTAAAGCTGCTCGGCATAAGTTTCCCTATTCTATAGAGTGTAAGAACCAAGAACGTATGAATATTTGGTCGGCATGGGAGCAGGCTAATGGTAATAAAGGTATCTATGAACCTTTGGTAGTGATAAAAAAGAATGGTGTAAGGCCACTAGTAGTGTTGGATGCTGAGAATTTTTTAGAGATGATAAAGGAGTTTAATAATGATAACTGATGCTGAAGGAAAAGGGCCTACCAAGGAAGAAGCTGATTTGTATAAGTCAGGTATCTATTTGTTTATGGATACTGTTACGGCAGATACTTGTAAAGAAGCTATTGAGTTTATATTAAAACAGAATATAGAAAAGAAAAAACAAAAGAGATTACAGTTTATGATCTGCTCGCCTGGTGGTGCAATGCCAGATTGTTTTGCTTTGATTGATGTAATGAAGGGGTCAAGAATTCCTATTCATACAGTTGGTCTAGGGTGTATTGCATCATGCGGACTTCTTTTGTTTATTACAGGTGAAAAAGGTCATAGAATATTAACACCTAATACATCTATACTCTCACACCAATTCAGCTGGGGTTCGTGGGGTAAAGAACATGAACTGTTTGCACAAGTAAAAGAGTTTGAGTTATCTACTCAACGCATGATAGAACATTATCAAAAATGTACAGGGTTAGACGAAGAAAAAATTAGAAAGTTTTTGTTACCGCCTGAAGATAGATGGCTGTCTGCAAAAGAAGCAAAGAAGTTAGGGATATGTGATAAGGTAAAGTCTGTATATTAATAAATAGTATAAGTAAAGGAGTCCATTATGTCAAGATATAGAAAAAGCATACATCAGACGCTACAAGAAGTTGCAGAATGGGAGGCTCCCAAAGAGCCAGAAGTTATAGTAGAAGAAGCTCCCATCCCTACAGAAACAGGTAGAGAACTGTTAAAGAAACGTATAGCTCATAAGAAAATAGAAAAGAAAGAACTCAAATATTATCCAATGGGTGATGTGTTTAAAGGTAAGTTACACAAAACTACTCAACATCTTAAAGAAGCTTTAGAGATAGATGATGAACTAGACGAAGCGATTAAGTGGGAAGTAAAGGTAACTAATCTCCCTGTGTTCTATGCTGATGGTAGAAGTAAGGGTAAAGTTCGTCAGATGCTAAGAAAACTTTTGAAACATCCTGATGATATTATATCTATCACTAGAACTACATCAGCCGAACTTAAAAAAATTAGACGAGGACAGATCGCTGGTGATGAGCCGGGTGATGAAGATGAAGATAAGAACCCAGTGGGTCCTAGTTATAATGAAGATGTAGAACTTGATGAAGCAGGCCGCCCAAGAGGTGCCGCACATATAGAGAATAAAAGGTTTTGGGATTTAAAAGATAAAGAATTACATTATATTATAAAAGATGCTGGTCAGGCTGTTCAAGCAAATCCAACAGCCAAAAAGGCAACTCAAGGTCCTGGTAACTGGTCAGATCAAATTAATGATGCGGCCACTGTTCTCTATTATAGAAAGAAGAAAAATATTAAAGTTGAAAAGTTTGAAGGTCCCTTTACTGCACCAGGCAGTGGGTCTATAGCCAAACCTAGAAAAGCAAAAGCATCTGATGCAAACAAATCAATTGAACAACAGATGGCAGATGCTCGTAGAGGTAAGTTAGCCTTTCAAGAAGATGAATGGGACACCATGTGGAAAAATGCTGCTAAGGAAAAGCCTAAGATGTCATTCAAACAAGCCACTGAGTTCGTAGACGAAGTAGGATTGGACAAAAAAGAAAAAAAGAATGCTCTAAAGACTGCCAAGAAATGGTTACGATAATTGGAAAAGCTTAATAGCATATTACTAAAATGGTGGTTTTTACTTTGTACTCAAATAGCTTTGGGTACAGTAGCATACCACTTCGGATTTTTTCATCATCTCTATAGAGAAGATACTACTCGTATTGGTTTTTTTATACTAGGCTTACTCTCACTTACTACTTTGGTGTTGGGTAAGAAAGTATATTCATTTAAAAATAACTGGATGGGAGAAAAAGAAGCATTTGAAAGTATATCTCCTGGTTGGTTTATAGCTGAAACTTGTCTAGTATTAGGTCTTATTGGGACTGTCACTGGATTTATTTTAATGTTAGGCACAGCCTTTACTGAACTAGATGTCACCAACATTGTATCAGTTCAAGGAGCCTTGGTGAAGATGTCACTTGGGATGTCTACTGCATTGTATACTACACTGGTTGGTCTGATAAGTTCATTAGCTATTAAGATTCAATTGGTGACTATTGAAAGACAATTAGAAAAATGCTAACATGGCCAACAAACCTAAATATGTTTCCAATGTTGCATTTACAGACTTACTGTTTAATATTGTAGTAGGTTTAGCTTTCCTATTTCTATTGGCGTTCATACTGATGAACCCCATTGCCAAAGATAAAGACATCGAAGAAAAATCAGATTATATTATCATACTCACATGGGACGATGAGTCAGGTGATGACATTGACCTATGGATGCGAGATCCTTTAGGCAATATTCTTTCGTTTAGAAATCGAGAAGATGCTTTGATGCATTTAGATCGTGATGATTTAGGTTTGTCTAATGATAAGGTAGAACTCCCTGAGGGTGGGTATGTATATGTGTATAGAAATAAAGAAGTGGCTTCTTTGCGTGGGGTGCATGAAGGTGAATACTTGGTGAATGTTCATGTGTATAATAAAAAGCCATGGAAGGATAGTAGTATGAAGCCTAGTAATATAAGGGTGGAGTTGATTAAATTAAATCCTTATGATGAAGTAACACAGGCAGAATTTATAGCCACTAAAAAAGGTCAAGAGTTTACTGCATTTCATTTTACCCTAGATAAAGATGGTGAGGTGATAGGTATAAGAGATGAAAGAGAACCTTTGATAGGTGCTAGTTCTGTGCATAGTGTAAGTGGTAGTGGACAAAGTTCAGGAGCTCCCACATCTTATAGTAATTGGTTTGGTAACGATGGGAGTTGGAGAAATGACCCAGCAGCAGAAGGTTCACAATAATGGAATATCTTATCTATGGTAGTTTAGTTCTCATTACTTTGTTGTGCTTATGGGCTATCATTAGTATTCCTAAAAATTATTTGTTCAAATCATTATTGATACCAGCGATGTTAGTTGTTGCAGTATCAACATGGTATACTTATCAAGCAGTGTTAGGATTTGGGACTGAATTTAAACCAGATAAAAAGGTGATGTATCATGCTCATGTGGCAGACAAGAAGAATGAAAAGATATATATACTGTTGTCTGCAGCGGGTGATGGTGAACCTAGATTACATATCTATCCATATAGTGCGGAATTAGAAGAACAATTAGAAGGAGCTGAAGAAAAGAACCAGCAGGGTGTAGTGGTGGTAGCTGAAATAAAGCTCCAAGATGCTCAAGGATCCAGAAGGTTTGAAACCGATGAAAAGTGGGTATTTTATGAGCTTCCACCTACAGAATGGATGCCTAAAAAATAATGCTTGACATAGGATTAATAATGTAGTATAATTAAAAGTCTATAGCGGAGTGTGTGAATGAATAAACTTATAAGATGTGTGGTAATTGTGGTGATGATAATGATCCCAGTGAATGTTATGGCTCGTATGTATCCCTCGACCATTCCAATGCCAGCTGTATGTTTTTCAGAGCTAAGAGAGTTATATATTTACCAGGAGATGATTCTTGGTGAAACTATAGTGGCTGCTGCAAAGACATTAGCGACAGCCAAAGCTGAAGATCAAGGATGGATTGTCATTTTTTATAATAAAGAAAAAGATTCATGGTCATTGGCAGGTATAGTTCCAACACAAGCTTGTGTAATGATGGTGGGTCATGGCTGGAATTCTATTCCATTAGAGATACTTCCCCCCGGTTATAAAGAATATCAAGAAGGTCCTAAAGTTCCAGAACCTACAGTACCAAAAGTTTCAAATGATGATGAGTGGGAAGGTAAGTTATGAGTAAGAAGATACATGATTGTCCGTGTGATCCATGCCACAATAGAAGTAGGTGTGGAAGGGAGGCCTTGGAGTGTAAGGCTGTGAAGAATTTTTATAACACCGGTTGGTATACTAAGGAGTTAGTAGGTGTTAAGTTGAAGCCAATGAAGGTGCGGAGATGAAAGTACAACGAAAACATAAGCACGAATCTTTTGAGGCGATGATGCGGAGATTCAAGAAGGGGTGTGAGAAGAGCGACATCATTAATGAGGTCAAGAAACGAGAGCACTATGAGAAGCCCAGCTCAGTTCGTAAAAGAAGTAAAGAGATGGCTGTAAAGAAAGAATTAAAGAGGCAGGAGGATCAAAGAGTAAATAGATTTTCCGGTTAAGATGGATATTATATTGTATATGTGGGAAGATTATGAGAGTGATGAATTTTCTGCAAAGATTATCACCTTATTGCAATTGGTCTCACTAGAATTTAAAGTACATTCGTTTGAAAAGGACACTGATATGGAGGTGGTGTCAAAAACTATAGGTGAGAAGGTGAGAAAACTTCCACAGATAGAGGTGGATGGCGAAAGAATTGGCGGTTACTATGATTTAGTAGAGCACCTGATAAATAAAGAAGTAATTAATTATGCAGGTAAGCCAAAATGGAAGAAGAACAATTAGATAAGATGGCGAAGGTCCGTGCGGCCAAGAAGCCACCAGCTTATAAAAACATACATGAAGATGTCAGAGATTTACCTGACGATAATACATTAAGTGTTAAGAATGTTAAGGGGTGGGAGAAACATAACAAAGAACGTGTGAAAGAATTGAAGTATAAGATTCGCCGTATGGATAAAGGTAAAGAGAAAACATTATTAGAACGTGAGTTAGGAAACAGAGAAGTTTACTTAATGAATATCGCTAGATACTTTGACACAAGTGTATGGTTAGATTTGTTTTATGGAAAAGATCAAGAACATAAAACGAAATACAAAACTATAGCATATGCTTATGATGACGAAGGATATATCAAACAGCCCATGTAGCTCAGCTGGCAGAGCAGGGGTTTTGTAAACCTCAGGTCGGCAGTTCGATTCTGTCCATGGGCTCCATATAAATAGTTAAAGATTATTATGATATTGATTGATTTTACACAAGTTGTTATTGGTTCGTTAATGGTAGCACTCAACAGAGGTGAGGACCTGGATGATGATCTTGTTCGTCACCTTATTCTAAATAACATTCGTTACTACCGCACCAGATTCACTGAGGATTATGGTGAGGTGGTGATATGCTGTGACAGTAGACATTATTGGCGTAAGGATTACTTCCCAAATTATAAGGCTAACCGTAAGGTAGATAGAAAGAAGTCAGAGTATAATTGGGATCTAATTTTTGAAACTCTAAACACTATACGAGATGAAATAAGAGAGAACTTTCCTTATAAAGTTATAGAAGTTTATGGTGCTGAGGCTGATGATGTAATTGCTCTTCTCTGCCAACACAGAGGATTAGAAAAAAATATAATTGTGTCATCAGATAAGGATTTTATCCAGTTACACAATAATATTATAGAACAGTATAGTCCTGTTACTAAAAAGATGGTAACTCATCCAACACCTAAAGAATATTTAGCTGAGCATATTCTTAAAGGGGATAGGAGTGATGGGGTTCCAAATATATTATCGCCAGATGATACATTTACAGAAAATAAAAGACAGAAACCAATGCGGAAAACTGTTATTAAAGAAGTAGTAGAGCAGATGGTAGCATTCGATGCTGAACAATTATATATGTTAGCTAAGTGTCCTAGAGATACATGGATTCGGAATTGGCAACGTAACGAAACACTCATAGACTTAACAAAGATTCCAGTAGAGATTCAGAATAAGATTCTAAAAGAATATGACAGTGTTAAAACAGGAGATCGTAGTAAGTTGTTTGGATATTTTGTTGAAAAGAAATTAAGTAAACTAATACAATCTATAGGAGATTTTTGAGATGGCTTATGAAACTTATCAGCCTTTGTTTCATGAAATTTTTACACAAGTGAATAATGCAAAGGATAAACCAAAGAAAATTGCGGTACTCCGCAAGTATGAGGCAGAAGGATTGAAAAACTTTTTGATGTGTGCTTTCAATCCTGATATAGAATGGATGCTTCCAGCAGGTGACGTTCCTTATATGCCTAATGATGCACCGGAAGGAACTGAACATACCATGTTGCATAGTGAAGCGCAGAATTTATATTATTATGTAAAGAAGTTAATACCTGGTACTACCGATCAATGGATGATTGGTAATACAGAAATAAATGATGCTCGTCGAGAGATGATGTTTATTCAGATGTTAGAAGGCTTGAGTGCTGCGGAAGCAGAGCTGGTATTACAGGCTAAGAATCGAACATTGAATAAGAAGTATAAAGGTTTGAATGCCAACACAGTAAGAGAAGCATTTGGTTGGGATGAGAATTTTGTTGATGCTAGATTGGTGGCTCAGCGACAATCACAACCTAGGGATTTGGGCCGTATGCCTCAAGATATCGCAGATTCCCAACGAAGATAATAAGAGTTTTCTAATATACTAATAGACTTAACATAAGCCATTGATAATAAAGAGAATCTTTTTTACCCTTATAAATCAAACACTTATGAAAAAAGCCTTTAATATCAAAGGGATAGAGTGCTTGACACAGGCCCTAGACTGTGGTATAATAATATATGAGATGAGAAATCGGTTCTCATTATTAGCGGGAGTGAAAAATGTCGATTATAATACCGACAATAGAGAAGTATGAAGTCTGTGACTATACTTATAAGTCATTAGGCTTTTCTGCGGTAACTGCCCCCATAGTTAAGAGTAATCTTAGCAAACGGACGTTTGAGGTTATAAAGACGTTTGATGATCTAGAAGAAGCTCGAAAGTTTATAGAGGGGACAGACTATGTACTCCGATATGTATTTAAGGAGATAGAGCCAGATGCAACTGTTCATTGAGGGGTATCGAA